CACTATTTACACTATCAGAAGCCCCACTAACAGTCGTAGTTAATCTAACCTCTAAATCACCATCAGGACCAGTAGTTCCAATTCCTACATTAAAATTATCTTTTATAGTTAAAACATCAGTATTTGTTCCTGCATTAATAATTCCTAATCTTAAAGTATCACCATTGCCTACATATTGCATATACCCTCCGTGAGTATCACCATCTGCATCTTCAGTTAATGCTATTCTTGCTGTTTCTCCATCAGCAGCAGTTGCAACTCTTATCTCTGCATTTGTATCTTTTATGTGTAAAATACTTTCAGGGCTTGTTTCTCCGATTCCTACGTTGCCTCCAGATTCTACCATAAATAAAGCGTTTGCAAGTTCACTGGTGCTATCAGTGTGGCTTGCGGTACTTTTATGTCCAATTACATAACTATCAAACCCATCAGCATACGGCACTCCTGCATAAAATTCTTGGTCATCATTTGTATTGTGCATAAAAACACCAGCTCCTCTTCCAGCGTTTTGTGTAGAATTTAAAATTAATCTAGAGTTTGTATGATTAGTACTTCCGTCTGATTGTATATTAATTGTTCCAGATACATCTAATTTTTGTGTAGGGCTTTCAACGCCAATTCCTATATTTCCTGATGAATTAATAATTAAATCAGTTTCAGCAGCAGTATAATTTGTTCCGAAACCTAATCTTATGTTTGAATTACCAATTACCGCAAAACCTGCTGCACCCCTACCATTATAAATCAAAGTTTCAAAATCATTAATAGTTTTTATTCCATTACTACCTAAAGCGCCAGTTGTGTCAAATAATAATGTAGAACCAACTCCAGAGGCATATATACTTCCAACAACTTGTAAATTTTGTGAGGGAGAATCTGTTCCAATTCCTACATTGCCCCCGCCTTTAACTACCATTCTTGCTACACCGCTTGTTCCTAAAACAACAAAGTCTTGTCCATTTCTAGGTTCAACAACTAAATTACCAGATGTTCCTGTAAATGGATATGCACCACCCGTATTTTCAGTAGAGTATATTGTAGAATATGTTAAATTAGAAGCTGCTACTATATTATTTCTAATACCTATTCTTCCTCCATTTATATCTAATTTACTAGCAGGTGAAGTTGTCCCAATTCCTACATTAAAATTATCTTGCATTGTAATAACATCAGTATTTGTTCCTGCATTAATAATTCCTAATCTTAAAGTATCACCATTTCCTACATATTGCATATACCCTCCGTGAGTATCACCATCTGCATCTTCAGTTAATGCTATTCTTGCTGTTTGTCCATCAGCAGCAGTTGCAACTCTTATCTCTGCATTTGTGTCTTTTATGTGTAAAATACTTTCAGGGCTTGATTCTCCGATTCCTACGTTACCATTAGTATGTACTCTAAAAGCTTCAGTATACGTTATAGCGCCATCTGCTGTGCCGCTTGCCGCTTGTCTAAAAGTTAATATTTGACTACTGCCGCCTACTTGTAAAGCTGCCGCCGTACCATTTGATTTATATTTCCACCCACTATCATAGTAAGCATTTGAATTTACATAAGTTGCACCAGCATAACCCCATATACCACCATTGCCTAATAAATCAACATTTACAGATGTTCCTAAATTATGTGCGAAAGGTGTTACTCCAATTCCTACACCACCAGTATCTCTTGCTATTGTCAATCTTGTTGTATCTACATTTGTTCCAACCCCAATTTTAAATAAATTATTAGCACCATCATATCTTATAGATGCACCATTAGCTGGACTAGCTGTACTACCCTCGTGCAATAAAATTTTAGAATCTGCCGCACCTAAAGCAGTATTAATATTTAGTGTAGCACCTGAACTATTTTCAATAATTACATCACCAGCAAAAGTTGTGTCATTATAAATATTAACAGTACCATCACTACCAATTCTTAACCTGTTTGTACCATTAGTTTCATCCCTTATGTCAAAAACACCATCATTGTTTTTTATAGAATAATCAGAATCAGAATTTGTATCTGTTAAAAATATAACTGGAACATCTTTAGATATTGTAATATTACCTGCAAAAGTTGCATTTCCTGTTGTTGATATAGTTGCAGAATTTACTTGACCACTAAAATAAGCATCTCTCCATTTGTTTGAAGTAGAACCAATATCATTAGCAGCATTAGCATCATTACCATTTGAATATGTACTTACAAAAGCAACGCTATCTTGTTTAAATCCTCTACCACCATCACTTGTAAAAAATGGTGCTTTTACAAAACCTGCAAAAGTTGCGTCTTGTGATGAATCTAATGTTAAAGCAACCGTGTTGTTTGTTCTTAATTTTAGGCTGTTACTAACCGTGCTTCCTTCTATAGCAGAGTGTCCTGAAGTTCCCCAAGATATAAAATCTCCGCTTGGTACTAATACTTCCCCTGCAAAAGTTGCATTTTGTGATTTATCTAATGTAAGAGCTGTTGTTAAAGCTTCACCACCATCAGCAACTGTATAAAAAATCATTTTACTAGGCGCATCATTATTAGCTACAGCTTGACCATCTGCTACTACAGCTATAGCACCCATTTGTGCAAAATCACTTCCATCAAACCCTTGCCATCTTATTAATCCACCTTGACCATTAGGTAAAGCTACTGTTGGCGCAGAAGCATCTCTTGCTCTTAATGATATTAAATTAGCTGTACCATCTCTCCTGCCTTCTACAGTTAATGAACCGCCTTCACCAGCACCACTACCACCATCAGGATTACTTGTGTCTATAAATTGAGCTGATGTACCTGTAACATTACCTGCAAAAGTTGCGTTAGCATCCAGAGTTAATCTTGTTGTGCCACCTGTTGCAAAAATTAAAGTATCATTTGAGTCTTCTTCAATATAAGTATGACCACCTGCGCCATCAAATCTTAATTTTTCGGTAGCACTAATTGTTAAATTTGTAAATGTAGCATTACCACCTGTTACATTACCTGCAAAATCTGCACTCGAACTATTAATTTCTAACCTTTCAACACCGTCTGTATAAAACTCAATTTTTGTACCTGCATCCACATCATTTGTGTCTGCTGAAAATCTTAAATTATCACTTGATGATTTTATTTCGTGTATTAAATTTGTTGTTGAGGTATCCGATAAAGTTAAATTTGGGTTTGTATCTTCAATAGTTATATCACCACTTGCGATTGTACCAGAAGATATTGAGCCTCCTAAAAATAAATCTTTAAACCTTGCATCTGAAGCACCAATATCCATAATATTATCTCTAGCTGCATTTGCTGCTGTAACATTAAAGAATTTAGTACCTGATGTGTGTATTCTTATACCACCATTTGAGCCATTTAAAAATCCACCTGTTGCCGAAAAACTTGTTCCTGTAACTGCACCTGCAAAAGTTGCATTGTTACCACTTATTGCAATAGGTGCGTCTGTCAGTGTATCACTGTCAGACCACATTACTACATCATTAGCAGTACCACTACCATCAACAGCACCAGTTGCGTTTATTGTAACTGTTTGATTACTTACGGATGTTGTTACATTAGTACCACCAGCTATAGTAAATGTTTGTGAATTTAAATCAACTGAACCTGTTCCGCTATCACCAGCTATATCTAAATCTTCAGCCGTTACAGCAGCATCTACATAAGCTGTTGTTGCGACTTTGGTAGAATCGTCTCCTTGACTTTGTGTGGTTGCAGTAGTAGCAGAACTTATTGTTCCAGATAATTGACCACTAAAAGTAGTAGCTGTAAAAGTACCTCCACCTGATATATTATTACTACCCATAGCAATATTACCAGACATAGTACCTCCTGCTAATGGTAAAAATGCGTTACCTGCTGTATCAACATAAGCTGTTGTAGCAACCTTTGTGCTATTATTATTTTGACTTTGTGTTGTTGCTGTAGTAGTAGAAGCTATAACACCTGTTAATGTTCCTTCTACATCTGCAACTAGAGTAGCAGCCGCATAACCTGTACCGCTTGTGTTTACTGTAGTTGTAGGTTCAACCTGTAACGACTTAAATAGTTTAAATTTATCATCACCAGCATCTCTAAATAGTCCTGCAAACAACGTTGTACTACTAGGGCGATATTTACCATAAAAACCTATATCTACAGCGTCTGAAGATGTGTTATTATTAGCTAAAACAATAAGAGGGTCTTTTACTGTAAGTGTATCTGTTCCTACAGTTGTTAAACTTCCCTCTACAATTAAATTACCTATTACTGTTAGATTGCCACCAAACTTACCATCACCTGAAGCATGAAATTGTACAGTCGGTGTTACACCTACTCCTATTTGTGTTGTAGATAAAAATAATGGGCTATTGTTACCGAAACCATCTGTTATCCTTTTTGCGCCTGTAGTTAAGTTTCCGTTATCCGTTAATTTAATTAACGATTGATAAGTGTCTTTTATTTTATTACCTGAAAGTGTAGCCATAACTATTTAGTTCCTTTCTTTTTTAAATAGATTATTAATTTTTTTACATTGCCTTTTTTTGGCTTATATGTCTTCTTTTTATCTAAAGTACCCACCCTTGAAATAAAGCGTCTTTATCAGGGTATATGTCATCATTTGAATTGCTAGTATATTCTGGAAACAAAGATTGATTAAAACTCATATAATCTATAAATCTTTGTGTGTAATATTCTGCATATTCCCTTTCCTTTTGAACTAAATAATCTACTTCTTCTTTACTAACTATCTGTGAGTTCTCAGATTGATGTTTAAAAACACCGCCATTAGCTATACTATAACTGGCAAAAGGTAAATATTCTACCATAGCATAATGAATTAACATAGGTTGTATAAAATCATTTACAAGTGTAAGATAGTTACCACTTAAGGATGCACCACCTGTGCCTAAAATGTCATTACTAATTTTATCATACAAATCAGTACCAAGAAAATTCTGTATGTGTATTTCTTGTGCTAACTCAATAAATTGTATAAACTTATCTGTGTCAACATTAGCGTTCAACGCTGTATTTTTTACTATATCACTTCTTCTTATAAATAGTGCTTTTGCCATTATTCTTCTATTTCTTGTTCAACATCTTGTTCTTGTTCTTCTTCCTTTTTTATACCAGTTTCTTTTTCAATTTCAGCGTCTGTAAGTGCATTAGTCAAGTCTGTAAATTCTAAGGGTTGTAGTGTTTTAAAGTATATATCTAATTCAATATTATTATATTCTAATATCTTTTCTAACTCATCAAGTATTGTTACCTGCATTGGTCTAATAACTGTATTATCCATAAGTATAGAAGCTGTTTGTAATTCTTCAGCATTATTTCCTAATCCAGTATTATCTTTTATACCAACTAACATAGGTGATACAATTCTGTGAGATACCATAACTTTTCTCATAGATTCATCAGATAAAAACTTATACTGCTCATGAGCATCAGATAAAATTACTGGCTCAATGTTAGCAGCTAATTCTTTACTATCATTAAAAGCTAAAATAAATCGGCCAGCATTTGTGCTACCGCTAAATTTTTCTTTTATTCTCATTTCAATTCTTTCTCTTTGTTCGTCTGATGGAACACCATTATTAAAGTTAATTAACATGCTTGGTGCTAAACCATTTTGTATATTATTTATATGATAGTTAGCTATTTCTTCTTCTAATTCTGCGTATTGTAAACCACCTTGATAACCAACAGGTGCATAATAATAAAAACCAGCTTTATATGGTTTAATATATAATATTTCTAATCCAGAGTTACTATATCCAAAAGCAGGTATTCTTCTAAGCTTGGTTGATGATTTAACTTCTTTCCAATCTTTGGCGTAGTAATAACCTTTGATTATACCGTCTTTTCCTGCCTTCTCTGCTCTTAACGACTCAACAGCTATATGTTCTACTTGCACAATCTTTTTTCTGTCCTTAGAATAGATTATTTGAAGCGCAGCTTGACCCATCATTTTATAGTCATAACATATTTTTTTCATAGTGTGTTTTTCAAACAAACTTTTCATTTCTTCGTATTCTTTGGGCTTATCTTCATTATCTACAGCTTCTAATCCTTTACCATATATCATTTCTGATATTCCGTTTATAGCTGCATTATTTGTAGGAGAACCATTATATCTGTCAATCAAATATTGGAAATAGTCATTGTCATCTCCATACTCAACATATTCTTTGTTGTAATGTTCTACAACCTCTGGTCTCGTGTATGAATCAAGATTGACAACATGGATTTCTCCATTGTTTTTTATTTTAGTGTTAATTCTTTTTTTTGTCATAATATTACAAAGTCATTATCGTAAGAGTTTTCTGTAGTATAATCTCCAGAATGTACATCAAATATATTAAAATTAGTTTGGTCTGTACAAAAAATAGCACCCCTGTATATAATTGACGTACCGTCTTTTACTTTAAATGTATAAAACCTACCTTCTTTTAAACTAAAAAAACCTGTTATAGTCATATAACCATTTGAATTGCTTACACTAATACCAACGTTTGAACTGACTCTTGTTGATTTATCAAGTAGTTCAAATGTAGGTGATGCAACAGCACTTCTAGGAATTATCTTAAAAGTCTGTCCGCTAGTAGCTGTAGTAAGTATTACCATATTATAAATAACAAATAATATTTAATTTGTTTATATAAAAAAAGGGATACATCAAGCATCCCTCTTTTGTACAAAGTAAATTTAATTATTAAGAATTAGTTCCTTCTGTAATTGTTATAGTACCAGAAAGTCCAGCAAATTGACTAAACGGATAAGTACCACTCGTTGCATCTACTACCATAAAGTTAGCAGGTTTTCTCTCCATAGCAGATAAAGTAAGTGTATAACCACTTAAATCTCCCATAGCAGCACCAGTTACTATTGTACCACCTGATACATCAGCACCATGCTCTAGTCCCATCAACATACAATTTCCATTGTAGTCTTCTACAACTACATGAGGTCTTCCGAAAGCTAATAATTTTAATTCTTTATTATCTTCCTTACTTAATTTGTGTAATGTTAAATTTAATGTTTGTTCGAAGAATGTAGTACCATTTTCTCTTGAAGCAGTAATATTAGATTCAAATGATGAGTTACCTTTTACTTCATATTTAAATGCAGTTAAGTTGTTACTTGAATCTCCTGTCATGTTTGCAATTTCGTCATCTGTTTCAGTAACTGTACCTAAACTACCAAAATCCACAAAGTAAACATTCTTAATACCACCAACTACGTCTTTACATGGTTCTTTTCTACCTCTTGTTAAATTACATGCCATATTATTATTATTATTAAAAAAAAAGGTAGATAGGCATATACCCACCTACCTTAATTTATGTTAAACTATGATTACGAGTATAATACTATATCACTTCCAATTCCATGCTGTACTCCAGCACTTCCTCTTAAGACAACTCTTACGTTTTGACTTCCATCAATATCAGCCATATCAATTAACTTAACTTCTTGCCAGTCATTTAATAGACCAGTACCAAAGAATAAGTTAGAAGATTCTGCTGCAACCATTTTATTAGCACCTAATCCAGACGCTGTAAATAGTGGAATACCTTGAAAGTTCATTTCAGTTTGTCCAACATGATATAACTCTCTATATCCTAATGCTGCTTGAGCTTGAATGTAAAACTTAGCTGCACTTGTTGGAATATAGATTTTTAAATCTTCTTTACCATAAACTGCACTTGGAATAGCATCTACTACCTTTCCTAGTTCTGCAATTATGTTTCCTGCTGTAAGTGTTGTACCTGCAACATCAACAACATCTCCATCTGCTGCTAATAAAGCTTGAAAACCGTCAAATTCTCCGTTATTTGCAGTCGCACCCTGCCAAATGTTTTGCTCAGTTTTTTGAGCAACTTTTGCTGCAACCTGTGCAATTAAGAAATCAGAGAATTTTTTAGGAAGGTTATCATATTGGCTAAAGCCCATAGATTGCGCATCCCAGTCTTGTCTGAAATCCTTTTTACATAACTGAAGGTTCACTTGGAATTCTTCTGGTTGTAAGATTCTTTCTGTTAATGTTACATTTGAAGTTGGATTAAAGTCGCA